CCACCGCCTGTTCCGCCGCTTGATGGATATGGCATGTTTACTTACTCCTAGTCGAATGGACACAGGGGGTTAAACCCAGAGCCGGTAGTTGTTGCGTCTTGAATGCCTGCGACTTCCAGATTGTCAGCAGTGATTGTGGTATGTAAAATGCTGCCGTTAAAGTCGGTCGCTAGATCAACATCGGCACCAATCAAATTTGGCAACCCTATGGCGGTTGCCACCTCGGTTGCAGCGGAACCGTTCACCGCAATGTTTATCCCTGCGGCGTCTGCATACCATGCAACATTCGCGGCCACGTTTGTTCCAGGCATGATCTGCACCGGAGCAGAAACAGAGGCCGAGACGCCACCATTGACCATTGTCAAGGTAAACAGGCCAGTGCTTGCCCCGTCCGTGCTGAGAGTGACCGTCATGCGGTTGTTTGCATCTGCCCTGTGGTCGTATATCGTGACCTGATTGGCAGCGTTCAAGTCGGCATAAGTTATGTAGGTGCTCATCGCGCCCGATAAGGCGGCAGGCATGGTTACGCCAAGGGCCGCTTGCAAAACTGCTGGATCAATCTGCATGGTCTCACCGGCTAGGGTGACGGCAGCCGCCTCAGTCTCGATGTACGAGCTGGGGTTTTCCCCGGTTTCGAGCTGCGCTCCCCAGACAACAATCTCGGTAAGATCACCGGCCCTGAAATCCACAGCGTAGAAATTTGTGCCACCTGTCTCTGCGGTATCTACGGGCAGGTCAAACCGCTGCCATTCCTCGGTAAGGGTAGTTAGCGCTGCACCAACTGAGTTGTGGCCTAGAATTGCAACCGTTCCGGTTCCCGATACAGTTCTTGCATACATAGACTTGACCTGCCCGTCACTTGCAACACCACTCCTGATAAGAAAGTCGGTAGAACCACCGCCAGAGGTTAGCGTGTCTGCGGTCATATTTCCGTCTGGGGAAATGTGGGTATTGGTTGTAACCGTGACCGCTCCCCCGCCGCCCCACAGGTCAAATTCTTCGGAACGGATTATAAGGTTAGTACGCGCTTCACTTTCAAACAACTGTCCTGCGTTAAACAGTCCAGACCCCGTGTCGATATAGTTTTCGATCCTAGGCACATTCAAACCAGCGGTGACGATCCGCCCCGCTGCGTTTACGTAGGTTCGCCCCGCTGGGCCAGTAAAGGTCAGCAGGTCCGCAAAGGGGTGAGATGTAACCCCAATCTGCCCATCTGTGCGCGTGTAATAGCGGTTTGCCACAGGGTCGAGGTGCAGCAAGGCCGGGGAAGCGCCAGAGCAAACCCCAGAACCACCGGAGCCACCGCCATAAGATGGCCCCCTGCGCCGCCTGTTTCTTGCCGCCGGATAGGTCAAGTGCTGGCTCGCCAGTGATATGAGCGGACATGAGTTGCCCCTGTCACTCCGGTTAGGATAATGCGAGCCGCCTGGACTGGCCCGTCAAAGGAGGGCAGCGTATAGGTCGCCAGCCCAGTTCCCCCGCCATCAGAGGCAGCAATAACTGTGGTTGCGTCAATCGTCATTTCAGCGGGAGGCTCCAGCCACTGACCTTCAATGGGGGTAGCCTCGAAACGGATAGTTCCACCAGTTGGGGTTACAGGTGTCCCTGACGCATCGGTAAAGATAACCACGCAGTTACCAATCGAATATGTCAGGTCCATTCCTGTAATGGTATAAGTTGGGTTTCCCGCTACCGGCAGGATAGTTGTGCTGTCTTGGGCTGTGCCATCTCTGAACCAGTAGGGGATTGCCATATCTTAGGCCTCCAAAGTCTTGCCAGCGGCTTCATCAATTTTTGCGATGATAGTCTTGGCTTTCCATCGTTTATCTGGCTCATCGCCAGTCAATTCGGTGTAGGACGCGCGAAGATTGTCAAGCTCCTCATCGCCGGTATCGGCAGCGGCCTTACGTTCATTCTCTTCTGACATCAGCTTGTCAGCAGCGGCAACTTTACCCTCTGCTCGAAGCTTGGATGCCTCTGGGTTGTCATTCACAATAAGCTGACCATCGTCAACTTCCTTGATGACCCTCAATTTGTCCTTAAGCGCTTCAGGAACGCCCTTAACTACCATCTTAGTGCCTACAGGGAGGCGCTGGACAACGCCATTGCGTCGAGACCAATAGTTCTTGCCAATCACTTCTACTTCTACAGCCATTTGCTTATTCCTTATTGGGGCTTGAGTGGGTAGCAGGGGCCATTACAGCCCCCGCCAGTTGGGTTAGGCAATCTCTGCGCCATAGATAACACCAGAGCGAGAATTCGCATCCGCGCGGATCTCAAGACCCAGTGCCTTCATAACGCGGAAGTTGTAATCATCGGTCATCTGGACGCGAGGAATAGCAATGGTGGTCATTGCCATACCCATCAGAGGGCGGATGTACTTCGGCATCAGGGGATAAGCAAAGAACTCGTTGCCATCCAGCTCGTAGGTCATTTTGATGTCGTTGATGAAGGGCAAGCCCATCAGGAAGTCCATCATGGTGCCGCCCTTGAAGCCCGAAGACCCAGAGTAGCTACGAGACCAGCGGCGCTCAATCTCAGGCGAAATGTAGATATTCATCGCGCCCATGATCAGGTTGTTGTGCATGATCTGGCGGAAGTCTCGAACAAAGAAGTCCTCGATAGCATCCGAAGTGGTAGCAAAGCTGGACAGATCAATGTTGAAGCCAGAAGCATCCAGGTCCATGACGTTGGTCTCTGGGTGGTTCTTGATGCCATAACCGATGTAACCGCCCACGTTAATGGAGGTGTCACCGTTCAGGACATACTGAGCCGCGACCTGCTCAACATTGGCCACAGCGGCTTCCTGGTCATCAGAGATGCCATCAAAGCCTTCCGACTGCATACCACGCCATTCGCGCCAGTTCAGGCCGTACCCGGTGTCAAAGATCGGGATTGGGTGGCCGTTGAACTCGTAGTTGACCTTATCGCGAAGGGTCGGTTCCTGACCATTCATCGAAATGTTAACCCGGTTGGACAGGTCAGAAGAGGTCCGGTAGACATGCGCAGTCTTGCCGATATCCACAGCGCGGGCCATGGGCATCAGATCCTGCATATACGCCTGACCTTCATCCTCACGCAGAACGCGCATGGTTACTTCGTCCACCTCACGCCAAGCATCGTCAGGCAACAGGGCCGCTTGGTTGCCGAATCGCATGCATTCGTTGGTGTTGAAGTGGTCGCGGGAATCAAGAGCCTCTTGGTAGCGATTGGCGAGATGTGCGCCGCCAGTGATGCCATCAAACAGTTTCTTGTTCGGGTAGAAATTGAACTTAGGGGCCGACATTATGCAACGCTCCCTTTGTATGGACGAACTGCAACCAGTTGGTTAGAGCCGGTCGTGTTGTTGTAGGTCTCAGCCGCAACGAAAAGCACTTCGTCACCGCTGGCGGCAATCTCAAGTGCACCAGAGCCGTTAGAAGTCAGTAGAGTAACCTCATTTACAACGCTGGTTCCGGTCTCGACAAGCACATAGAAGAACTTGTCATCAAGCGGGTAGTAACCCACACCGGTTTCGTTTGCTGGAATGTTGGTGTCAGTGTCATCCTGGGTCAGGTAGCCCTCAGCCAAGATGAAGAAAGAGCCGCGAACACCTTGCGTGGCATGAGCAACAAATTCCTGATCACCGTTCAAGGTGCAGATGGTGCCGGGCGCAAGTGCCACGTCAACATCGCGGTTCAAGCTAGGTGGCATAGTCTTGGTGATGCCGCCAGCAAAGATAGTTCCGTAACGAGCCATTGATTAATCCTCCGGCAGTTCGCGCTTGAGGCCAGTTTCAGGCTTGGGGTCAAACCCATTCATAAAACCAGCAGCAGGGCCGCCAGTATTGGCCAGCATTGCTTCCAGAGCAGCGATAGGGGTTTCCTTGGCCACATCTGCCTCCAACATGCCCTTATTGACGACACGCTCAACAAGTGCGTTGCGCTTTGCGTCCTTTTCGGCGTTGCTGGCAGAGACCAGACCGTCAACCTTTTCGGTGATCGGCTCCAGCGCTTCATTCAGCGCAGACTTGAAGTCCAGTCCGTCGAGAGTTTCAGCCAGAGCATTTACCTTGGCGGAAAGTTCGTCAAACTGGGCTTTATCGACTGTATCAGTCATATCAACCTCATCTGAGTTTGTTTCGGGTTTCCGCTCAGGCGCGAGTGCATCCTTGATGGCGGTCTTGATTTGGTGGAGCAAGCCCACCTTCTGAGGCTCTGAAAGAACCTCATCAACGCCGTCAATCTCGCAATTGTAGACGCTAATCTTGTTGCCCTCGCTATCGAGAGCCTTGTTGACCATCATGCCTACGCCCTGCTCTGGGGTGGCCGCGCCTGTCTCGTCTAGGAGAATGGCGTCATGGTCGAAAATAATATTGCGGGCAATGAAGTCGCACCCATCGTCCGGTCCGGCTTCCTCAATATTGCAGAGAAGCCCTGTTGAAGTGTGGATGGGGTCGCCTTGGTTCAGCGCCTCAATCAACCGCTTGCCACGGTCCAGCGCATTGGCCATCTCAACATCAATGATCTTGTCAACGAATACCCGGCCATCGCGGCGGCGGGCGTTCTCATTGAATGCGCCGACATAGAACCCGTTTAGACCATCGCCAGAGGTGGCTGACATAAAGTCGCCGTTCTCGTCTACAGGGTGACCCAAAGGCGCGGGCGTTTGATTCAGGCTGCGAAAGCTAGCCTCGATCTCTTCCGCCGGGTACTTGATGTTGTTCATCACCACGTCATCAGGCAGGGTCGCCGATGGGACAATGATAACCTCTCGCCCGTTCCGCTCACCTCGCATGATGTTAGCAGCGTTGACCCGTGACTTAATGTTGACACGTACCTGTTGACCGTCACTCATATTTGACTTTCCTTTTCGCGCCTCTAGCTGGCGAAAGAGCTTGCGATACCAAGACATGCCAGGACGTCCACCCCACAGGAGGGCTGAGACATATGCAGGGCTGTCCTTTGGCTCACTAAGAAAGCGCTCATTCCGTCCCCAGAACCTATTACCCTTACGGGCCTGCTCCTCAGAGATAGCCTCACCAGCCGCAAGCTTCCGTGCAATGCGAATGGTTCCAGGCTCGATTCCGTCACCTGACTTGCCATCCTCATGCATCTCAATTCCACGGCGGGCAGCGGATCTTACTCCCTGCGGCGGGGTGAAGTTGATGTCATCTTGGTTGTTCCGGCGCTCCCAGAACGATTGGCACACGGCGAAGCGCTGCGAACGGTTAGGAAAATCGCTAACCGCCTCGTCACTCTCCATGCATCTGTCAAGAAAAGCGTCACGCTCTTCATCGGGCCTAGGTCTTGGCATACTAACCCCATCTTGTTTGTTAGAATATAACAGGCAACTTAACATTTGTGAACCCTAAGCGTTATCAATGGCTTGCAGTATCAGTATGCGTCTACTTGCCATTAATATGGATAATATTGTTGCATTGTGATACTCTTGGCCCTATATTCACCCCATGACAAAAGATGAATTCTTGCAGTTCCTAGCCGATTACCGTGCAACCTATGGACCCATTAGGGACAGGGACATGCTTTTGCGGCTTGGAGTGAGTAGAGCAACGTACTACCGGATGAAGAAACGGGGCGGTGATAGGGTGCTAGCCTTCGCTTGTGCCGCCCTTATGCATAATATCAAGGCATTTGGGGAGAAGTGATGAGTTTCGAGGACATGATTTTTGGCAAAACAGAGGGCAGCGAAAAAGACCGCCGCGCATTTATCGACTATGTAAAATATGTACAGGATTCTGTATCTGCCCACTTTCAAGATGAGGTTATCAAACCGATAAGAGAGAGGTTGGCCCTAGAGCAGGAGGCAGAAAGATCCAGGCTAAATTGCAGGTTGGAAGCTGGCGATCACGACGGTACAGCAGAAAGAGTATTGTCGCAGAGGGTTCCAGCGTTTGACGGGCAAACGTTAGAGGCTGTGATAAGAAAGCTGCAAGACACAAGCGAACTCAGAGAGGCCAATAAGAAAATCAAACATCTTGAAGGCAGGATTAAGAGGCTGGAGTCTAAAGAGAAGCTTGTCAGGTGGTGCGCTAAACGCATCAGGAGAATGCTAAGGGTTCAACATCAGCGACACATAGACAAAAGCCTGTGATGCACAACATTAAAGCTTATGGAGGGAAGTGATGCCCTGCTATGATTCAAGAGACCACGACACTGGAAACAGCTCCTACTATCAGCGCCAGCTTAGCGAACAACAAGACAAGACAGCCAGACTAGAGGCCCTGCTGTGCGGGATTATGACCGTCATGGATGCAACCGGGCGGACCACAGACCTCATCTTGGCAATGGACTGGGAGGAAGTGGGCTTGCAAGAGGCTGAGCTGATCCACTGGTGGGAGACTCACAAATCTAAGGATAGACGCCGCAAGGAGAAAGACTAATGGGAATTTTTGTACTGATTTGGATCGCCTGTGCAGCGTTTGCATACATGGTTGCAGAGAAGCGAGCGCCTAGCAAGGCTGGCATGGCTGCGCTGCTGGGGTTCCTGCTGGGGCCTATCGGGGTGCTTATTGCGTTTGGGATGGAGGATAAGCGATGAATACACTTCAGGAGATGTTAGACCAGTTTTCCGGGAAGGGAGACTGGATGAACGGGGTGAAGTCAGGCGAATTTACCATCACCGCACCAATATCAGTTATTGACCAACTGGAAGGCATGGAATGGTCTTGGAACGGGAGTGAGATTGTTGCCGTGGGCAAGCCTAAATCCCAGCGCCCATAAACGCCTTTCTCTGCTCTTCAAGCCTGCCAAGAAGCTTTTGCCCTTGAATTGGGTTACCTCTCTCATCAAGGGTAACCTCTGTACTCGAGCAAAGGCAGTTGGCGAAATTCCCGTCTCTGCTGTACCACTCTGTTTGCTCTTCAATCGTGACAATTCGCCCATGCCTGCGGGCGTGGGTCTGCCTTGTTCGTCCAGGGATCAGCGCAGAGTAATGGATTAGCGCTACTCTGATACCAAACTTATCTTCTGCATCTCTAGCTTCATCATATCGCCCCCTGCGGAGACTCATAGTGATTTCCGTACGCGCAATAAGTTCAGCTCTTCTTCTTGAGATGGCGAACCTATCCCTAATATCCTTAGCGACAACCCTAGGAGAAACGCCATCCTGCACAGCCTGAAACAGTATCCGGCTTAGATCTGCAGCCATATCGCCAGAGAAACCATCCATAAGCTCAAACACCCTAGACGCAGCAAGGGCCGCACGGCGCAGCCAGGGCCTAGATGATAGCACTTGGGTAATGGTGCGGGTGTAGTCGTCAGAGATGCGTGACAGGTTCTCTACAGCTTTGCCTGTGCCTTCTATGTATGCCTGCCTAACCTGCTCTGCCAGCACGTCTTGGCCAACGTCCTGTAGGTTCTGCGTTAGCACGTTGATAATGGCCCTGAGAGCGTCAAGGCTGATCAGATACTCGTAGAATTGATTCGTCAGCAAGCGCCCGTTCTGCACCTCTACAGGGATACGCTCCAGCTCACGCAGTAGCTGCTTTTCGATCCGGCGAAGTCGCTTGTTGGTGGCCTTCTTGGCACGGGCCATCCTAGCGGTTTGACCAATCGGATTTGTTCTAGACCTGGGAATAAGCGGCTGACCCGGCATTACCGCTGGTCCTGCTCGTCATCGTCTTCATCATCGCCATCGCCGAACTCTGACAGATCGCTCTCCTCAATAGGAGGCAGGCCTACAGCGTCTCTGATCTCATCGTCAGAGAATACTGTGGAGCCAGTAGCCGCCATTTTGGCGTTAACCTCTGCCATCTTAAGCGCCCGGTCGATCTTCTCTTCCATACTGGCCTCTGTCAGGTCATCCCACTTGATGTGGTAGTCTCGCTCTGGAAGAATGCGGAACTTAACCAAGCGCTGGATGATATCCATGATGTTTGGCTTAACCTGTGCCTCGCGCCGCCCCATGTTGTGACGGTTCCAGCTTGCCGCGTCCTCAGTAGATGCCCGCTCGCCTGTCTGGTTCCCAAATAGGATCTTCTCCGGCATGTTCCAAGCTGCCGCCACCTCACGCGCTGCGATGGTGTAGAACTGTTCTGGTTGGGGAAGGGTGATGCCCAGCGTCTTGGCTTCCATGCCCTGAAGGATAAGAGACTGGTCAAAGCCCTTGTTCCAGTCTGCTACCACGTTATCAAGCGCCTCTGGCAATCCTGCAAGGTCTGTCCCTAGCATCTGTGCGAGCTGCTGGAAATTAACATCTGCGTCCGCCTGCAATACTGGCTGAGACTTGCTGTTTTTCCAGAAGCCCTCAGCACCTGCGCCGCGAATCTTCACCATGTCCACCAGCGAGTTATAGACTGGCTCCAGATCGCTATCATTAAACGTGGTCCGGTCCTGAGACCAGATGTATACCCGGTCGGGATGAACGTAGAATGCCTTGGTCTTGCCCTGGTCACTGTCAACGCTGCTTTCAGTGAATGTCATCATAACAGGTTCACCAAATGTCGGGCTTTGTCGGTTCTGGTCCCACTGGCTAATCTGCAACTGGCCTTCCCATGCCGGGATAATGCCAACAAGTCCATCAATGCCGTTTAGGCCGCCCTCTACTGGCTGGTCAAAGTCCTTTCCATCAGCGAAGCGAAAGATAACACCGGAATACTCACCCACAAGGCTGCGCTTATCGCACTCCTTTAGCTGCTGCCAGAAGCGGTTATGAGAGAAGTTCTTGCGGATCTCAGCCTCTAGGCCAGTCTCGTCATGCTCCTCTTTTCCCTCTTGCAGGGTTGGCATGGTTTCCCACGTCTTGCCTGCGGTCTTGTTTACAACCGCATTGGCTACCCCGTTGCGCTTATAAATGGCGTATAAATCAAAAAAATCCACATCATCTTTGTAGCCAAAGTCAAATGTAAAATCATGTTTTGTTGACAAAAGACGAGAAGACCCAAGAAGACTATTGAGATCCCTCCCAGGGAGCACATTCCCGAAAGCCCTATAAGTTCCAGATCCATTCGTGATCGCTTTCGCGGCCCTCATCTGTTCATCAGTAAGCAATACTTTGTTCATTTGGGAACCCCATGTCCGGCCATAAAGCCGTACTTGTCCTCGGCGCAAATTCGTGCCGATACCGCATCGGCAATATGCTCATAAACTCCAAGGTATATTGTTTTTCTATCAACTGTTATAGTCGACTGCCACTTTTTTGCGCCCTTACTCCAATGCACCCCATTATGCCCAGAATTATTGTTCTTACTAAGCGCTGTATTCCTTTGGTTCTCTTTCGCCGTAACATGCCTGAGGTTTACCCATCTATTGTCAAGCTTATCTCGGTTTATATGGTCTATGCTGTCAGTTGGCCAGTTTCCTGTCATCCAAGCATATGCGATACGATGCAATGACGTTGGGTGGGACAAAATGCATCCGCACCTATAGCCGTTTTTGTCAACGCTGTTAAGCGCTGGGCGGCCAGCGAACCGCTTGTTCCACGTGACATGATCTTGGTCCCTCTTAAACCATTCACGCCCGCGCGCATTCCATATGGCAAGACCAGTTGCGTGATCATATGAAACAAGTTCCCGCACCTGGCTAGGGGTCGGCCTGCCACCAGCTTCCATCTGCTTGGAGTTCAGTTCTGGTACACTCATCGCCTATGCCTTGCTTTAACCATCATGCCCATAGCCTGCTGCTCTACAGGTGCGTAGGCCATTATAAATGCATCAGCCAAGTTTGGAGACTTCACGTCGCGCTTGGCCAGATCCTGCTTGCTTTCTACCTTAACTTTGCCCGCACTGTCAAAGTGGCGGTGTGGCGTTGATAGTTCGGTGATTAATTTCTCAAGGTGCTGGCACTCAGATGATATAGAGATGATCTCCGACGGGTCGAAGTCTCCGCCATTGGTCACAGCCTCATGGGTGGCCCTGAGCCTGTCTGCCACTAGCCACCATGCTTGGGCCTTGAGGTTAGCAAAGTGGTCGCGATTCTTGGTGTTTGGCATGTATTCGCGATCTGGGTTAATCACCTTCGAGCCAGCGTTAAACTTGGAGTACTGCACAGGCGGGCTCTTACCCACGTTAAGCTCTGAGAACTTGGCCCCTGCGGTAGCGCCGACACCAATGCTATCATAGGTGATAGAAGCGCCAATTTCGCTTGCCCTGCTATATACGCGGGCGCAACTCATCAGCAACTTATCCTCCAGCCCCTTCCACTCGCTGACACCCTCGCAGAGAATGCCATGCGCCTCACACGTAGCGTTCATATCGCTACCATCGTCGGCAACGTCAAACCCAATCCTGCGGCTTCCTGTTACCTCTATGCCTAGCTTAATGTGAGCATCAACCGCGCTCTCCAGCCATGTGGATTTGATAACCGCTTGGTCATCGTCATTATCTGGCACCCCATCATAGACATGGCGCTTCTTTTCTGGGTCTTTGCGCTCCATCTCCTGGATTGCTTTAACCATGCCATCATCAAGGAACGGGTTTTCATTGTAGTTGATCTGCCTGACAACGTATCCCGTGGGCGGGTTTTCCACAAAGCGTTGATAGGCAAAGTCAGACCGCAAGCGAGGGTTAAAGATCACCCATACCTCTGACCCCTTGTTCCTAATGATAGTAGGCTCCAGAGTGTCCCACATTGTCTCTGTGAGGTTATGCGCCTCTTCCATCCATAGGATATCTATCCCCTCAAGGGACTTGATCTCGTCAATGTTGCGAGCAAGGCCATAGAATAGGATCTCTGAGCCTGTGCGCCTATGAATAATCCGTGTCTGCTGGAAATCGTACTCATGCGCAACGCCGAAGCGTTCTGCCTGAGATTTGATTAGGTTATATACTGACTCTTGGATTTTATTCTGGAACATGCGAGTGCACAGCGCCCGCACCTTGACAGCCTGAGTAATCCAAACAAGACGGGCCGCAGCGTCCCAACTCTTTGAACTACCGCGCCCCCCATGTAGCACCTTGCCCCGTGATGGCTTAGACCAGAACGACCTAAGTGCCGGGTTCATGGTCGGCTTATTCGTCGTCTGATCCAGCATCTGCGTAGAAATCCGCCATCCCCTTTGGTGTCATAGACCCATCACTTGATTTGTGGTCTTGCTCGATCTTATCACTGTATCCGTGCTTGGTGAGCATCATCTTTGCGATTGGCGAAACAAATTTCCCTTCAAGCCCCCCATTTACGAGTTTTTGTTCCTGTTTGTTCTCGATTTCCTCTAAGATGTCTGAAAACCGTTCTTTTCCAGGCTCTTTTGCCCATGCGTAACAAGTGCTTTTTTGGATTCCAATAGCGATGGCTAGCCCCACTACGGTGGGCACTACATCACCTGCGTCTTCCCATGCTCCTGCCAAGTATTCCTCGGCGGCCTTTAGTAGCTCTGGGGTGTACTTTGTTGGCCTGCCGCCGGGCATGTGAGTCTCCTATCTGCTTAGCTGTATGTGTTATATTATCACAATGACCGTGCGTGGTCTAGCGCCCTTAGAAGAACGCGTTAATGAGTGCCGTTGCGATTGCTGCCTCTGCGGCTGCGCCTACCACTGCGTTCTGCGTCTGCTGTTGTTGCATGGTTCCCCGCTCTACGCACTGAGCGTGTTCAATGGTGCCCTCTGTGTATCCTGTCTGGCTGCACCGGCCCTTTTGAGCGTCGATCATCTCTGGCGTTGCTGTGCAGGCTCCCAGAGCGGTTAGGAGGGCGATGGTTGCGGCTGTTCGTTTCATGGTCTTCCCTTTGCGGCTGGTGTTCATGTGTCTTGCTTCTGTTCTGCAATGGCGCGCAAGCTTGCAGATGCCTCCCTGGCTACAGCGCCAGATCTCGGATCAGCCCTCAGATAATCGAGCTGTTCATCAGCGGGATCTATTAGGGCAATAAGAAATGATCTGGTCAACGCATGAACCGCCTGCCCTCCCGCTCCCATTTCATGTGCAGCCCCGCCAAAACAACCAGCCAGTGACACCGCCTTTGATGTTTCAGTTTCCGGGCCGCCGCTCATAAAATTGTCATACGCCTCCAACAACACCTTTGCGGCCTGCTGTGGGGTTATGGCGTCCAGTCTCACAAACTCAGGGGCAGAGGCCAGGTCCGCATCGTTCCAGCCATGATCTTTCGCCGCCTGCGCAGTCTTAAAAACTGGGTGGTAATCCCGTCCATCAAAACCAATCCAAAGGCTTTTTGGTAGTTCAGTCATCGGCGGCCTCCTTGAGGGCTTGGCGGCTCAGGGGCCCTACGCCAATGGGTTGGTATCCATTCTGGGAATGTGTCAGTGTCCCGTGCATCAAGGTAATACCACTTCGGCTCCGGCTCATGTTGAATGAAGCCAAATCCGGACTTGTCACCTCTCATTCGCACGTCCGTAAACCTACAGCTTTGGCTTGCACTGTCTGGAGATATACACCAGCAGTCGAAGGCTGTCCCATCCCTTGGCGCTGTCTCAATTGGCGTCCATTCCAGCCGCGCCACCTTGGCTTGCAGGGCGTCGATGCGATTGCATGCCCGGCTATACGCTGCTTGGGATTGATCGCGCTCCTTTTGCAGGGCGGTCACTGTGTCGTCGTGGTGGTATTTGGTTTGTAGATCGGCTTGCTTGCCTAGGAGGCCTAGATTTACCTCATTCGATGCACCTGCACTATACCAGCCACTAACGCCATCAGGCCATACCCAAACCACTTTTGGTGCATCACTCATTCCCCTTGCTCCTTCCTGATAGCCTTTACCATTTCGTCCCAATATCGGTCGGGCACAATTAGAACCCCTAATCCAATCAACGCCCTTCCTATGATGGTGCGAGTTCTGTCCAGCATCACTCACACTCCTTCGCACAATGGGATTCCAAATTCGTCATGCACTTCCTGTCCGGTCTTGGTGGTGAAGAATACGCCGAACTTGTCAGACGCCCCAGACTCCACAAACCACTTGGCCATGCGAGGGGACTTCTGTGCATAGATGTCCTGCATCAATCTCACTACCCGGTCATGCTCAGCGTCCGACATAAAGTCATCAACCGGAATACCAGTTAGCAGAATAGATGTCGCAATAGCAGGGCCGCTGTTGATTGGGCCATGATACCCGACCTTTACGTCTGGAGAAATGCACGACACGTCCCCCGCCAAGTAGAATGTTGCAGCGCTGTAAATGTTGCGGCGGATCTCGATTGGGTTCTTGTTTGCGTTTAACGCTCTGCGGTGCAGCTCGAAGTCATCAAGCGACCCACCTTGCGCGTTCTCTGCTGGCACCACAAACGGGCTGCCTGACTGAGGTACTGAGAAGTTAGGTGAACACGCAGAAAGCCCCATAATTGCTGCCAGAATGATTGCAACAGCAGCAACCCTGAATAGCCACCACCATGCAGAACCTGTTCTGTGATTAGTCATTGATCCGCTCCACCTTGAGCACATCGCCTGCTTCATTGCGGAATGTGCCTGTAGCCATTTCACCGTCTTTTGTGGTGAATGTGATGCTGTGGGTATCATTAGAGATTCCAACCCCAGTGGAATCAAACCAGAAATTACCGTTACGACTCACCGCCCCCGTCATCACCACCTCTTCCACAACGGGTTCTGGCTTGATGCGGTATGCAAAACTACCCAGCCAGCAACCATCTTGTTTTGGTGCCCAGCGGAACAAACGCTCACCACCGACAATCACTTTGCCTTTTTGTTCCAGAGGTACTCCATTAAACTCAGCCAACAACAGCGCGCCCTTCTCAGCGTCGGTCATCTCGCCCCATGTCTTGGGGGGATCGGTCCACTCGGCGATTAGTTCATCTGCATACGTGGTAAATCCGCTCCGGTGCGTTCCATCTCTATTCCATTCTGGGTCAGTACTCCCCCCCTGACCATCAACCCACTTAAAATCACGACCCACCATAGGCCCCACCTTACGCCCATCCCGAGTGCGGTAGTATTTTCCAACTTCAATCTGTAGTGTTCCTGTCTGTGTCATCGTCTCTCTCCTTTGTGCATGTCAGTATGCGATCTAGTATGGTTGAGTGGCTGGGGTCATTTGCTTTGAAGGGCAGAACGAGCAATTGCCGTAGTGTGGAGAATTGCAAGGTCAGTATCCGTGTAATGATCCCTAATTTTCTCCAAAGCCTTTTTGAGCCTCTCCACCTCTTTAGCCATCTCATCGCCTAGAGTGTCTGCCTCGTATTCCTGGTGGCAGGTCTGGCGGTAGGTGGCCCATTTGCTGAGAATGTCTGTCATTGTCTCTCTCCCTATCCGTATTTGCCCAAACCGGGGCGGCCTTTGCTGCCCTGAATTGCTGCTTGTGTCTCTGTTGGCCCCAGGTCGAATATGCTGATGTCTATCAAGCCATCCTCTTCGCGGGGGATTGGCTTAGAAAGAGGTCTGCCATGAGGTAAAGCCTCCCGCTTGACTGACTCTATCGCCCAAACCATCGTTTCATACGGACCACTCATCCAACCAAATCCTTCCAATACTTGCGCTCAAGGTCGGCGCGAGCGCGAATTGCGTTAAGAATTGCCGGGTACTCAGGGTCTTCTTTTTCTCTCTGTGCTGTCGCGTCCCTAGCATGCATAACTGTGGTGTGGTCGCGCTTGAAAATTGCGCCTATGCTGTTGAGGCTTGAGTTGTTTACCTTCTCCAGCGCTACCGCCATGCAGGCCTGACGCGCCCTTGCTATTGGCCTTTGGCGCTTGTGGCTATCAATATCATTGGCGCTCACTCCAAACCGTATAGCCGCCTCTCCCTTGATTGCGTCAACTATTACGCTTGCCCTCATCTATCTCTCTCCTTATGCGCTGTACCGTGGGGCCTTTACGACTTCCTCACATACGTTGTGGTCACAACTTTCTCTATGCCCAGGTAGTCGAAAAACTTCTGCGTTGGAGCCTTCCTACCCGCAAGAACTTCCGTGACAAATGCTGGTGAAACGCCCACATCTTTTGCCATGTCAGATTGGCTGTAGTTGTAGCCAATTCTTTCCTGAAGCAGACCTAAAATCTCTGCCTTGTCCACCTTGTTAATCATCATCATCTCCGCATTGTACAAACACTAAACCACCAAGCAGGTTAATAGTCAACATCTATTCGCTATTGGGTGGTGGGGGGGGTGAAAAATCCATCAGAAAAAACACCAAGCTTTCGCATTTCCTTCATTTCCTGACGTATATCCGCTTCTGTAAGCAAGGACATGTTAGCTATATCCTCAACCCCGTAACCATCCTTGAAGCACTCTCGAACAAAGCAAATATCATTGGATTTCATTGTCTCTACTCCTTCTCTTCTACACTAGACCGGGTAGCGGCAGATGGAATCATAACCGTGCACTCCATAAGCCTGCGCTTAAACTCGTCTAGGGTTATTGGGTCCGTCCATTTCGGGGCACCCTCATAGCGCCACCCATCTGGGTCCATAACAATTACACCCTCAAATTCTGGCGTTTCAAGCCACTCGTTTGGCGTCTTCAATTCCATTAACTCTCTCCTTCTGGCTTCATTGCAAATCCCACGCCTAGCTCTTCTGCGATGGCCCTGCGGCGCGCCCTCTCTTCCTCTGTGATCTCCTGGCGTGGTGGCTGGGGAGCTGGCTTAGAAAGGGCCATGCGCTCGGCCTCTGCCTTGCCCCTTGCTTCCTTGAGTAGCGCCAAGATGTGGCCAGGGTTTGGCTTCTTGTTCGGGTTCTCATTGCGCCACTTTCGCAGCGCACCCAAAACATCTCCTTGGGGCCAGTCCTCAAGCGTATCAGCCCAATCTACCAGGATACGGGTTTTCATTTCCACATCTGGGCGATCCTTCCAGTACCCGTCAAGAATCGCCTCAACGTCAGAACAGATCTCCGCTCTGTGATCTTCTAATTCTTGCGGCAGCAGCGATTGCGCTAGCTCCGGCGTTGGCTTGGGAATGTGCTTTGGAATGGTTGTTAGTCCGGTTGTCATAGTTGCCCTCCATAAGTTTGGCGAATGATGATTGTGTTGTGATAAAGTCAAACGTCATAACCCAGCCGCGTTGATTGTCTCCGCAGCAGTGAGCCGATGCCTGCGCCTTTTCCAAAGCAACCCGCCAGCCTTCAATGCCTCCACATTCCTTGAGCCTCGCTGTGAGAGCTGACCTGCGAGCCTTGCTCAGAACCCTAGGCACTGGCCATCCGCTTTTCTCAGCGGCTTCTTTGAACATTGAAATAGCCTCAGAGATTGAATCTCCACCATCGTCAGTAGGCACTAATGACAAGGATACGTTAGTATCCTCTTTTTGCATCTTTCTTGCTTCTGGTATTAAACCCTTCTTAGGTTTGTCCCGCTGCTGTCCCGCTGCTGTCCCGCTGCTGTCCCGCTTTTCATTTCCGGCTGTCCCGCTTGGCTTAACTCCGTTCTGATAATCGTTGTATTTGCAAACTGTTATGACGTTTATTCCTGTCCCGCTGTCTGTCCCGATCATGTCCCGATTTTCGAGACGTTTTAGGAACCTATCTACTCTGGATTTTGACCAAGACCACGCAGAGCACATAAATCTAACAGATGTAACGAGTTGGCCGCGCTCCAGGCTGACAGTAATTGAGCCTACGCGCTTCTCCCGCGGCTTGTATGATGCCTCCATAATGATCCAGATAAATGCCTCGCGCTCCGAGAATGGCTCATCTTTGAACGCCACGTCATGCCAGATGCCGCGGGAGATATTTACGGTTCCGCTCATTGCTCTGCATCCCTTACCCGGTTCCAGCAGATGCCGCAGAAATACTTAAATCGCCGCGGCCCCTCGTGGTATCTGTCCGCGGCAATGTGAGCTGCCTTGAGGGTTTCGGCGTATCCTATCCTCTTCACGAACCCCTTCACACCAGAGAACTTGTCGGCACTCCAGCCATCTCCAGCGCCGCGGTGAATAACCTCTGCTATCTCCCAGCACACAGCTTCCATAGCGTCACGCGCCGCGGCAACCATCTTTGCGTGCTCTCTGACTTGCGCCGCGGCCTCTCTTGCCTCAAGTGCCGCGGACTCCAGAGTCTTAGGCTTTACGGATAGTGGGACCGCGGACTTTCCAAGGTTGCAGTCTTGGCAGGCTGTAACCAAGTTTTCTGCATCATTCCCGCCGCCGTTAGCCACAGCCAGGATGTGATCTACATGCAGGATTACCGCGGGCGGATGCCCCCCGCAATATTGGCATGTGAAGTTGTCGCGCTTGAATATCTCAAAGCGAAGACGCTTGCCTATCTGCTTTCGTGTGTGATTAGACATTCTTTGACCTTATACTAGGCCGGGTGTTGATTGTTCTTTTGATTTTTGCTAGAACATACCCAGCGAACTTGACACTCGCACCATAGCTTCCCACAGCTAGAAATGCAAGGCCCGCCGGAGTAATCTAGCGGGCCTCTTTCTTTGCCGTGGTAAGAAAAAACCACCCCGCGCTAACAGGGTGGCTCTATGTGCTATCTATTTTAGCTCACTTTTCTCAACCAGACAGCCAGGCGGATGATAAACGTCCCAAGCCCCACCATTGAACCCATGACAGCTCGATCTTGCCTCTTCTGCATCGTATGCAAGGCAGCTTTCGCACATTGGCCTGTCAGGCTCATCCAGAGCCACCATGTCACACGGTTTTACCTTCACCACCAAACGCTTATTATTAAAAACATCACGCGGGTTCATGCTCTCATAGTTATCGTCAACCGCAATGCCATCTACATCGTCAACCCTCACAATGAATTTTGTTGCCTTCTCGGCTACAACTGTCCCAGAAAACACAAGTTTGTTCTCACACCCAGACCCGTCATAGTCAGACTGCTCCCAGTGCGACCAAGCAAATTTGACGCGCTGGCCACTTCGAAACATCGGCTTGCGGTCAGCGCACCGAAATTTTACAGAGGTCACATGAAGCCCGGCGATAGCCTCACGCACCTGCGCGCGGCGCTCACAAGCATAGATATTGACAGCGCAGTTTTTGCAAGGATGATAGTAAGCCATATTAGGCCCCCTATGTTGGGGCAAGGTTGACTATCGGCACCACCCGTTATAGTATCACCTTGCGTTTGTAGTATCGCCATATTGCCCGCCACCACGGGAAAAGTCAAGGCTCTCAGCTTCGGTTGGGAGCCTTTTCGTTTGACACATGCTGGGGAGTGTGGTACAAAAGGGTATGAACAAACTGACCACCATACGAAGACGAATGACGACGCGGCGTTAAGCCGTTTTCGTGCTGGTGTAGTTCAGTTTGTAAAGCGCCTGATTTGTAATCAGGATGTCGTGAGTTCAAGCCTTACCATCAGCACCAATACCCTGTCCGGTGGACCCGGCGGCGAGGTTTCGACCCTTGCTTGGAATGTTCGACTCATTCACGGGGTGCCAGCTTGGGCCAGCGGATCTGGCTCTAGGGTTGCGATCCCTGGTTGCGGTGGTTCGACTCCACCCCTGAGCGCCAACATTGCAGTATAGCTCAGTGGTAGAGCGCGGCGCTCATAACGCCTCTGTCCCAGGTTCGATCCCTGGTGCTGCAACCAAGCATCCGTAGCATAACTGGATAATGCAGGGGGCTTCTATCCCCAAGATTGCAGGTTCGAATCCTGCCGGGTGCACCACCTTCCAAGAACCCCATTTCTCTGCTACACTCCCTATAGAAGCTAATCCCTTCCTTTTGTTGTCGGTTTGGTTTCTGCTCTTTCCAACTAACCCTGGCTGCGGCTGGGGTTTTTCTTTGCCTACTACTGCCTGTTGTGGTAGTGTGTATCGAGCGCGGCGGCGGCAGGCCAGAGTACACAGTGCCCGCCATTGGATCGACGGATTGCAATGGGCTGCTTTAGTTGGTGAGACCGTACTAGCGACACGGACGCGCTCAAACTACCCTTCATAGCAAAACACCAGCCCGAAGGCTGGCGCTGTGGGTGGTTAGATTAGGCCGCGCCGCAAGGCTTCAGATCTCCACCTCATCCACTCTGCCGCAATTCTTCCGGCCATACCGCAACCCCTTGGCGTTCCTTTGCCTTCCTTCGGGGCTGACCTTGCGTCCCTGTACTTTTGATGCATTCCATCTAAAACCTGATCGTCCGTTAAGTGTTCCATCCCCTCATCCTCCTGCTAGAGCGCTGCGCGTGTTCCAACTGTCAACGTTGTGCGGCCATACGCCTACGTTCTGAAGAATGCATTGGTTGTGCGGGTGGTAATAGAAAAACTCACCGGCATTATCTTCGTTGCCACGAGCGCCACCAATCATGTCGACGCCACAGCATGGACACGACTTTAACCCATCCGCATCCACCTCCCCTGCACTCTCTCTGGCAGCGCGGTAGGCTGTTAGGGCCTCAATTAGAGGTTCCATTCCGTATTGATCGAAAAGCGTCACCTTACCGTTGCTATCTTCTCTATACCCTATCCTGCGAACGGAAGTCGCTAGACGGTCTGCAGCCTCAATCAGTTTGTTGGTCATTGGGTGTCTCCTTGGCGTGATGATTGTTTACGCTGGCAATGATATATTTATGCTCAACCTTGATGCGTTCAATAAAATGGGTTATGTCATTAGATGCCTCAATATGCCTACCATGGTTGATTTTTCGCACAATACGGCCAACCACTCTAAACAATGAGGCTATAAGAGCTATTAAGCTAAATTGCGTTGCCGTTATGTTCACTCCATCTCTCCTAAAATACTGGTTCGCCATCTTTGATCATGGCTCGCAGGTTGGCGATTACCCGGCCCTTTCTGTCATAGATCCACATGGCCTCTGTGGTGGGTAGAAGCCCTTGCTGGTGAAGGTCAGCGGATAGTTGTGGGGTCATTGAGTGTCTGCATCAAATAGTGGCAGAGGATCGCCAGCCGCCTTTGCCTTTTTGGTCTTTGGCACATATCCAAACCGCACCAGATAATCACGGCGAGCGGCTTGCCATGATTTCTTTCCCCAGCTAGTGGAGCTGTACGCGCTGCATCCATCCCTGACCTGATCAACGATCTTGATGCGTTCAGCCAAAGGCGCATCGTCTGGCAGATCCTTTGTCGCCTCGTAAATGTCTAAGGCCCAATCCTCGCGCCAAGTCATTCCGTCTCTCCATGCTGTGGGGGTTGGGGGAGGGGCATCCAGTGGGTGGGGACAACAACCCCTTCTTCCTGATCGCAATCCCATTCATTCCCCAGCCAATGTAGGCCAGTTCCTACCTCATCGACCCCATACGCAATTAAAATTGTCTCGTTCTTAGGTGCTGTCTCAATCGGTTGCCATTCCATCTACTTCCCCCTTGCTCGTATCATGCGCTTAATCACGCGATCCTTGATTAGCTTAGAAACGGCCTGGTAGTTTAGCTTGGCCATCTCTCGTTCATTCCATGCCGCCGCAAGCTCCTGGCTTTCATCGGGGCGCATGTTCTTTCGCCATTCGGCTGTATACTCTCTGTTTGCCATGCCATCTTGTTGCATATATTTTGGTGCCAGTCAATTGCAAAAGGGGTTGACGCGGCCTTTGTTGTGGTCTATCTGTTGAGTAGCAAAAGGAGAGAGAGTTATGGAAAAGCACAACAGTCACAGCAGCGTAAAGTATCGCGTCACCGCAAGCTTTGTTACACCAGATAAGCAGAACGGGTATCAAAAAACAGAACTAATTAACGATGCAAATTCGGCCCATGAGGCGGCATCTATGGCGATGGTTTCGTTTTGCGATGAGAATACTCCTATTGCAGGAATTGCTGTTTATGAGTGCGTTTTGACGTACTAATCTCCACCCTTCCCCAGCCTAACACCAACTAAGGAGAGAGAGTTATGGAAACTGCCACTTCGAAAATGAGAGATAAACAGGAAGAGGATATTTTGAACCATAGGATTGCAGATTTCGTTGAGAGGTGGATGCCAGAGGATCGGCGGGAGGCATCACTCTTCCATGCAGAGCTTCATTCAATTGTAAGGGCTATTTACGCGGATATGCAAAAGCCTGTAACAGCGTGTCTAGAGACGGTCATGATGGCATCAAGCCACCGTCCAGTCATTTTTGGCTTTGACAAAGAATAACACCCTTCCCCAGCCTAACACCAACCATGGAGAGACTTATGGAAATTGAAGTTGGCAAGACTTACAGGTCTGATGATGGTGGTGAATACACCATAACATCTGAACGTGACCCCAATGTATTCAGTGACGGATTAGGACACACATGGTCAAAAGACGGAAAGTTTTATTCATGCTATGAGGAGGGAAACCCATTACACGACTTGGTGTCTGTTGTACCCACCCCAGCACAGCAACACATAGAGAGGTGAGAGATGGCAGTTAAAAGTATTGGCGGGGTTCGAGTCGAATGGAAGAAAAGAAATATGTCTAACACCGCCTGGGTATCTGTAGGGAACGTCGATAGCGGACCGCATTTCCAATGTGATTTTATTGGGGATATCGAAAAAGGGCCTGTGAAAACGGCTGACTTTGCGTACAAGCCCCCAAGATGGGTTGTTAAAGCCTTAGCTCTAAGATAACCTACCACCAAGCCCACTCACGGCACAGACCCCTAGCTTAACGGCTGGGGGTTTACTCGTTACAGGTTATGTTGTAACAAGGGGAGCATTAAAGGCCTTCTCCGCCTTGTGTTTACCTGTTAAGGCCCGCCCGTCTCTCTCCCAGATCCAGGCGGGTCTTTTCACGTCTAGCTGATGGTGCCGCGATGCTCGATAATAGCCGTATGACCGCGCATAACGTCCTGAACGTCATCAATTGACCTAACGACTGCATACACACCGCCATTGGCCTCAATGTTGATCTGAGCCATCTTCTGGTTTGGTTGCTGCTTGTTACCCTCAGCTTTAACCTCAAAGGCATAGAACATACCATCAAGAAGAAGGCACAAATCAGACATCCCCGGAAGCATCCCAAGCTCCTTAGCTTTGGCCTGTACATTTCGGATCATCTTTTGGCGCTTGATCTTTCCTGCCGGGGTGTAGTCACCGCCACCAACCTTAGATGCCAGCTCATTCGGAACAGAGAATATGAGACCGCGCGGATACTGTTTCTTTAGGAAATCAACTATGGCTTTCTGTATTGGCCCCTCTCTGTCCTTATTTCTACCCATTGCTTGCCTCCTTGATCAAACGATAGACGCCATGCCTGCCGTTGTTGTGGGTGTTCTTCACTAGCTGGGTGCTGATGTGGTGGCCTGCATCGCGCAGATCTTGGATGCGAGCTGCCAGCCTGCCCACGGGATAGAACCAGTCATTAGCTGCCTTCTGCGTTACGATCTCTTTATTGCGGAGCTTGCTTAGAACAAGTCGGCATTGCGTTTCGGTATTCATACCATAGCCCCCATCTTGCCATGGGGAATGAAGCGATAGCCTCGCCCCCATAGAGTTTCGATCACGCCGCGCTTTTTTGACAGGCGCTGGCGAATGCGGCAAACGTGAACCTTTACCAGACTGCGAGGGGGAAAGTTGTCAGGGTCTCCCTGCTGCGCTATAACAGACCGTAGCTGACCATAGCTCATCCACCGGGGATAGGCATCCACAAGGGCGCACAGAATAAGGCGTTCTGAGGGGCTTACTGCCATCCCCCATTTGTCCGTTTGGTGCTCTATCCCAGCAAGAGCGGGGAACAGTTCCTCTACTACCCCTAGTAAATAATCCACCGCCTCAAGCGGCTTCATATCATCAACCTTGTCTCTGATTTTTGGCAGTGCTTCCATCGTCTCTCTCCTCTATGTGTAAAGGGCCAGCCGGAGCCAGCCCTGGGGGTTAGTCGATATCTGTCAGATCAAACTCGTTACCGTCGAACGCATAAAACGCCTCATCAAATTCTCCAGATTCCATTTCAATCGGAAACATATCTGGCCTTGAGTGGTGCGCCTTCTGCCAAGCCATCTTGAAGCCAAGCAATAGCCCTTGCTGCTCTTTGTAAAACTCATCAAGTGTCATCTCTAGCTCTCCTTGTGTCTGTTGGTGCTGACTGGATGCGGCTGTCATGCTACATCCAGATAGGCTAAGTTGTTGTTCTACCAAGGGATTTCATCATCATCAATATTGTGCGATGGTTGCTGATGCCCACCACCGGATTGACCGCCATAGCCTCCGCTGTCCTGGTTGCCGCCGCCTTGGCTGTCCAGCATGGTTAGCGTAGAGCCAAAACCGCGAAGGGTGATTTCTGTGCTATAGCGATCCGCGCCCGATTGGTCCTGCCACTTGCGGGTTTCAAGCTGTCCCTCAATGTAGACATTCGACCCCTTGCGCAGATATTGCTCTGCAACCCGGCACAGGCCTTCGCTGAAGATAGCCACGCTGTGCCATTCCGTGCGCTCCTTACGCTCACCGTTCTGTTTGTCCTTCCAGCTCTCAGAAGTGGCGACTCGAAGGTTTACAACCTTGCCGCCGTTCTGGAAGGTTCTCGATTCAGGGTCACGTCCCAACCGACCAAGCAAAATCACACGATTAACTGATCCGCTCATTTGCTTGCTTCCTTAATTGCGGCCTCTTTGGCCTCTTCTATGCTGGTGAAATATCTACGATCAAACAAGCGCGCTCTATCATTTTTATCGGTCCATACGCCTGGAACAATGTCATTCCTAGACATTCTGTACTGGTAGGATGTCATGCCAAAAAACTCTTCCGGCTTGGTGAACTCAAAAGATCCAATCTCAATATTCCATCCATTGTGGACAAATTTGATCCCAAGCCCCCTTCTGTGGCCCCAATATTTTCCAAAATCCGGCATTACTTCTTCTCCTGTGGTGTGGTTTCTTTGAGGGCGCGTATTGCAGTGATCGCCAGTGATGTAGTGGCTTGCTCCGCCATTAACTCTGGTGTTACTTCACCACCAACCCCATCAGTCCAACACTCCATATGAACGGCGTCCGCCGCCTCCTCTAGAGCATCTGCGCGGGCTGTGGCGAGTTGGGCGCGGAGGGTGTCGCGCTCGGAAACTATGGCTTCTATCATGGCCACGCCTGCATCCATTTCGTTTGAACCGTTCATTGGGCGCAATCCGAACATGACGCGATCCACAGCCTCTGCGCTTGTATCCACCTCACTCATTGCTTGCCTCCTTGATCTTGGCTAGGAGAGAGGAAAACCAAGATAGTCTGTCTGTGATCATGTTACTGTCCTCCTGTGGAATTGATGCCTGAGCGCGAAGCTCTGCCTGTGAAAAGTTCAAGCTGTCAACCGCAGCCTCCAAAGCCTCCACCAGTTCGTCGCGCTGCCGCATCAAGTTAACGTGCTTATCCCAGAGTACGACATACTCACCACGGTGCGGGTCGAAGCAATCAGCTTCAATCTCTGGGTCCATTTTACGATCCGCCGCGCTCAAGACTGGCCCTCCTTGCGTGCTGAGAGCATGGCGTCGGCAAGCTCATACGCGCTTTCTGCGAAAATATCAGCAGTCAGCCCGTCCGAATTGATTGGGGCTGAATACCCATCAAAAGGCAGCATTCCAGCCAGAGCCTGCCCCGCAAAATAGTCGCGAAGCGTCATGCCTGGAAAATCTGGGTACAAGTCATCGCTTGCTGTTGCTGTATTGCCAACCGGAAACGCTGGCCCTCCATCATTGCTCATTTACTCTCTCCTCGATCCAATCCGCAGGCTTAACCTTCCCCCGCGTTGCTCTTTGTATGAAAACAGCCTCCTCTACATTCGGCATCTTGCCCTGAAGAATGCGACAAAGACCGCTCTCGCTTACACCTGAACGCTTACTGAACTCCTTCTGCGTCAGGCGCTTGTCAGATAAATACTGCCTTAGCTTTTCCATGCATTGTATATGCCATATAGATTGCAAGTGCGCAACAGCTATCATTGCAAATTTGCATTTTTATTATTGACGCCCAGCAATCAATGCCATAGTGTGAACTCAGCAAGACGGAGAGAGATGATGCGTTGCGGGAAGTGCTTGAAGCCAGACATTACGTACAGCGGAACAGGCCATAGAATGGAAAACTACCCATGGGCTGAGAAAACGGCATCCAATGGCCGTGGCTGCACATGCAAGGAGCCGTGGTTTCCAGACTGCACAAAGACGCCTGAAGAGGTCGCAGAGTATAAGGCCAAGACTGGCGCACTGATGGATAAGCTTGTGGCTAATACGGTTACTGATTACCGGTCGCAGATGATTGAACTGTACAAGATAAACAAGCGCCCACGCTTGGACTGGATGACAGATGAGCAGTGGCAGCACATTGAAAAGGAGAGAGCACGATGAAACACATTGTAGAGCAACATGAGGAAAGCTTTCAAGATGAGTACACGGACGGGATCGTCTGGCTGGTGAAGCTGTTCGGGTTCGCAGGCATTGGCTGCGCGGCGCTGCTGGTTACGCATATCGCGTTCACCCACTTTGTTTCCCCAGCATATGACACTATGACCCGTGACCCTATGGAGGTGGTGGACTGATGAAAGTTGACGTATCAAGTAGCTCGCCAATCCTGCGTATGGAGGTTGATACCGATGATTTCGGCAAGCTGTTCGCTGGCATGGCGAGTTATGAGCAGGTTGCGGTTCTGCGTTCAATGGTATGCCACATGAGCGCCCACCCTTTGCAGTGGGACTACATAGCAATCGAACTGGAATCTCCAGAAAATGAAGATTTGCGGCGATCCCTATATAGCATTGTGCGATCCATGGAGGTGGTAGACTGATGGGAAATCCAATTACACTGATGTATGTTTCCGGCGCGTATGACGATGATGGCGGCACATCAATTTCATGCCTTGAAATCGACGGTTCTCTGGGGGCGGGTTTCTTCCTGAGTGTTCCGTACTCTGTTGGCAGCGCCCTAAAGGGTCGTCATGTTTGGGTTATCGGTGGTTGGGGCGATGAATGCAAGATTCATAGCTGGGTAGAGTTGCCAGAAAAGCCTAAAGCAAAGGTTTTTGACTGATGCACCCCACCCCATTCTCCCTAGCCCGTGCCTTCTATGAGGACTTAGACGCTGCCGGGGTGAAGCTGACAGACAAGCAATACGCGATATTCAAGGCATCGTTTCGCCGGAAGATCGCAGAGAGTAAGGAGAGAGACGATGACCAATTATAATGACGGGAAGTGGCATTCATGGGTGGGAGGTGATCGGCCAATTCATTGCAATTCTATTATTGAGGCTGTCTACGTTACCGACTTGGGGGTGAAGATGGACTTCAGATCTCCGGCGGGAGATAAGTTGTGGGACCGTGCTTTTCTGTTTCGTGTTGTAGAGGAGCACAAAGATCTGCGTGAGTTTTGGATTGTTAAGGTGGCTGGAGAGCTGCCGGAAGTGCATGGACACAAACCAATCTTTCATGATGGCATCGAAGTCATCCACGTCCGCGAGGTTCTGGGATGACGCGCAGAGAACACAAAACACAACTGCTTAAGGAGGCATTGAAGTATCCCGTTGGCAGTCCAGACCGGGCATACCGCCTGCGCGCGGCCTTTACATACCTTCAAGCCATTATGGGCGTACCGGCAAAAGATTGGAGATTCGGGTGAAAACTGTAATGCAAACACTGGCTGACATTCAGGCAAGGCTGAACGCCCCAAAGGATCAGCGCAACAACTTCGGCAAGTACAACTACCGCAAGGCAGAGGATATCATTGCGGCTTACAAGGGCCTCAAGGTCGAAGGGGCATCTTTGGTGATGTCTGACAGCATGTCAGTGGTTGGCCAGCAGATCTTTCTCACAGCAACTGTTCGGTTTACGTTTGAGGGCGAGACCGTAGAGGCCACGGGTTGCGCTATGCATGCGCTCACAAAGAAGGGTATGGATGAGGCGCAGATCACAGGTGCAGCGTCCAGCTACGCCCGTAAATACGCTCTCTGCGGTCTCTTTGCCATTGATGACAGTGAGCATGATCCAGACGGTAAGGACAACAGCGAGAAGCCGCAGCAGCGCAAGCCCGATCCGAAGCCCTCTCAGCAGCAGGCGCAGCCGACCCCAGAAGAGCGCATGAGGCGCATGGATGCAGCTCTAAAGAAGTGTGATGACGCCAACGCGCTTAATGAGCTGTGGAACTCTGACAACTTCAAGGCAGCTTACAAGGCCATTCCAGATCACCTTAGAAAGCAATTGGACCTTACATTCTCTGGCATGATGGAGGACTGGCGATGACACGCAAAGAAGCACTTACGGAACTGCTGGAGGCAGAATGATGTGGATCGTTAAATTCTTCGCAGACTTCTTCATGGCACTTGGCTTCCTATGCTTCTTTGGCGCTGTGTCAGTGATTGCATTTCTAAACGGTCATGTTGAGAACTTGGGCTTTGAGTGGATCGTCCTGCCATCGCTAGCCTTTGCATGGCTGCGTGGTGAATTATATCACTGGCCGCGTGAGGAGAGGGACCAGCAATGACCACCTCAGAGCGCCTATACACCCTAGCCTCTACCATTCGCCGCATTGGTAGGGGTCACACTGGAACAGCAAAGAGCCTGAAAGAACGGGCTGAGATACACAAAGGAGAGACCTAATGACATTCAACACAACAGAAGACGAAAGCTGCCGGGTTCAAGGTAGCGAACTTCGCCAGTTCATTGAGCAGATCGAGCGCATCCAAGCCGACAAGGCAGAGATTGCGGAGCTGGAGAAAGAGTATTTCGCATCCGCCAAGGCGGCGGGCTATGATGGCAAGATCATTCGCAAGGTGCTTGCACGTCGCAAGATGGATCGGGAAGCCCTGGCGGAAGAGGAAGCTCTAATTTCCATGTATGAGGAGGCAATGGGCTAGTGACCCAGCACACGCTGAAATTATCATCAGCACGGGTTCGCGCTTTGGCGCGGGCTTGGCTAGACAAGGCACCAGATGGTTCTGTGGTGAAATTTATTACAGAACCGGGGCGCACGTCTGACCAGAACGCGAAACTGTGGGCAATGCTTGGAGACGTAGCAAAGCAGGCAGAGCATAACGGGCAGAAGTATACGCCAGACACATGGAAGATGTTGTTTATGCATTCTCTAGGCCATGAGACGCGATTTGAGATGGGCCTAAATGGTGAGCCGTTCCCGGTCGGGTTTCGCAGCTCACAGTTAGGGGTGAAGCAAATGGCAGACCTAATCGAGTGGGTTTACAAATGGGGCGCAGAGAATGGTGTTGTTTGGTCTGAGAGGGGTTGGGAATGAAGAGAACCGGATTTAAAACCCCCGGCAAGCCCCTGCGCAGAACACCCTTCACCAGCAAGCCAAAGCCCATGAAGAAGGTGAGCAAGGCCAAGGCAGATTACAGAGCCTCTGATGAGGGCAAGGCGGCTAGACAGTACATCGGCATGGTAAAGCAGCTTCCATGCGCTGTATGCGGCGCTCCTGGCCCGTCTGACGCACATCACGTCATCCATGACAGGTATGGGAGCAGAAAGAGCAGTGACTTTGATGTAGTCCCCCTGTGCAAGCTTCACCATCAGGACGGGCCAGAGGCCATCCACAACGGCAAGGAAAGCTGGCGAGAAAAGTACGGCCCAGACCATGGGTTAATTGAACAGACACGCAAGAGAGTGGGAGAAATGATATGATGACATTTACCGGATACAAGGGTGACACAATTCCCCTGAAACGGTATGGCCGAATTGAGGCTCTGAAGCTGGAGCTGCACTATCTCAATTGCGCAAAAGATCCAGACGCCGCAGTTGCCCAGCAGACGTTTAATGGATACGGGCACAAAGACAAGGTGACAAAGCGCCTGAATGCGGCTGCTGAAACTGTTCTAGCTGTCATCAAGGCCAATGGGGAAATGACCACCAACCAAGTGGCCGCCGCAACCGGCATGAAGCCACGCCATGCCAGAGAGGTGCTAAACTACGCCGTTCTGAAAGGCTTTCTGCATCGTGATAGCCAAGTGCGGAACAACTACAGATTCAGCCTTCCAAAGGCTTAACCAGATCCCCAATCATGGGGAAAACCGGCGACAGGTTTTAGTCGTCTATCTCAACGCGTAGTCAAAAGGGAGGTAGAGAAGACCACCCATATTCGGGCTGGATGTAACTTACCCGCCAGCACTCCAGGCAAGTTGCGCTGGCGGGGTTAATCTGGAATTAGCTTGGCCCACTCTGGGCAGACAATGGCGTATCGAGCATAGAGGCGCTGAATTTCGTCTTGCGTTTGCTTGGTGTCGCTGCGGCTTCTAGTCGGCAAAGCGCGCCCCAAATGATAGCAGGCCTCTTTTTTAGTCTCTCCACCCTGCACCGTCGTATTCATGCACCCTGCCAGGGTCATCATTGCGCACATCATTCCGCAGATCATTCGCATTTTTCATATCCTCATTCACGGCCTCTTGACGCCCCTCACGCTTCTTTGACGCCCCGAATGTCACAATCGCCAGCAGGACAGCCACAGCGATGGCCAGCCCACGCCCTAGCTTGCTTGTGAGCAGTTTTAGCAGCATCACTTGGTGTCACCATTAGCCCACTTGCGGATTCGCTCCTTAGCAATCCACAGAAGGCACAGCGCGCCAAATGCGGCGCATACAAGCACAATGTACTGCGCCATGGGGTCCAGTTTGCTGAGAGCGGTCACAGTGGCTGTCCCGCCTGCTACAGCCGTGCCAGCCGCAGCTTGCAGGGTGGTGGACCTTACAGGGCTTTTTTCTGGCTTAGGCTCAGAGGGCGGAACAGCGGCGGAGCCATCAGCCCGAACCAACCGAGCACGGGGGGACATGTCCGTTTTGTTGTAGCTGTTCCAAGATAGCTGCCAGTGAGGGCCATCTTTGAATTTGGTCCAGTCACCACCCCACTCTAGGTCAACTCCAAGTTCTTCTGCGGCCTCTTTAATGATGGGTGCCAGCTTGTGGTAAAGAGGCCAATCCCAAGACACAACGCCGTTGTCCAAGGGCGCAATGTCAATGGCGTGGCCGGTAAGGTGGCGACTGTCCATTGTTGTGGATGCACCAGTGGCCACAAGGTGTTTTTGCCTCTCAACAGAACGCAACCCTTCAAGTACTGTAAAGTCAACCGGGCTACGGCTAATCGCCAATTTCATTACCTGAACAATGTCAGGGTGCAGACTTTTCATCCGATCAAGTGATCTTTGGGAAAATTGGTAGCTCATTAATCAGTCTCCACTTTCGGGCACTCTGTTATAGTATCACAGTTTCCGTTGGAAGTATCGGGCATAAGTGGCGGAATTATCTGATTGGCAGCAGCCGCAATCCCAAGAGCAATGAGAATGGTCTTGACGGTACTCATTACTTTGCCCCCCCAGCCCAACTTGACAGAGCGTCTACCGCCGCCAGAACCTCTGTTCGGCGCATGATAGCTAGGAAGGCGATAATGGCGAGCCAAGCCTTGATGTTGACCACGAAAGCCTGGACCGGCTTCACAACAGGCCACATCATGTCTGCTCGATTCACGGCGCGGTGAAACCTCTGCCATTCTTCCTCACTCTCTGGAGCAGTCTTGCGGTAGCTGTGCAGATCATCGTCAGCCATGCACCCTCACTTTCTGCGCAGGACTCGCCTCACTAGCTTGGCCAGCTTCCAGGCTTCTTCCAGAGCCTTTTTCGTCAGCCATAAATCCGCTGCGATAACTAGCAGAATTAGAACCCAAGCCCCAGAAGCCAGATAAGGAACCACGTATTCTATCACTAAGTTGAGCATTAAACATCCGCCATGTTAGCAGCATCGCCACCGCCATAAGAATGTCTGACACAACATAGGGCGGGGAACCCTTGACACGAGGAGCGTTAGAAATGTCCGCCCATAAGTAACACAGTGCATTAAGCGCGACCAATACAGGCACTGCATACATCAGGGCAGAGACATTACTGCCTCTATGAAGGAAGCGGCGCAGGATTGAACCACTTGCTATAGTCCATATACCAGCGCAAACTACCGGGTAATAGTCGCTATTTATGGGTAGTTGTTTAACAACTTGTACCATTACATAACAAAATAGAATAGCGGATGACGTGAAAATGGCTAGCGCGTGGCCTGACACGGCAGAAACCGCCAAAGTCAAAACTGACAGTGACATTAGGTAGTACCAAACAGGGTGCGCCAGCCAATCCATCACTTACTTATCACCTGAAAGAGGATCGGCACCGGCGCGGGTGGCAATCATTTTCGCATCTGGCCCCAAAAACTTGAGCTGTCCCACTGCGGCCTCTGCCAACATAAGGTGCCCAACAGCCTTAATGATATCATCCCGTGCATCGCACTGACTGGTGGCGCAGCAGTAGTCCCGCATCTCCAGCCCCATATTGATAAGCCCGCGCAACTGCTTCTGTGCACCTGCAAGTTGGTCTTGGTTGATTTCCATAATGTTTCCTTTAGTTGGTTAAGCTGTTGAAGTGCTAATTACGCCCAAGACCCGTTTGTGGATATTACAATCCAAGCAGACCCCTGTTTTTGTATCGTCATTGAAAACCTGTCACTCGCAGAGCCTGAACCTGGGGCCGCAAGGCCTCTGAACACATTGCCCGCGGCGAAAGTAAGAGCATGCCCCCCGGTGCCGTCCTGTGTGAACGTAAGCTGTAATATGTCGCCATCTGCAAAGTCCCCAATAGTCGGACTTTGCAGATCAAGGGGGCCGGTTAATGTCATTCTCAGGGACTCAGAAGGTGTGAGTGTGGCAACGTAACTTGTTGATACAATGTTGTTGTTAATCATACCTGAAACGCGGCTGGGGGTCACTTTCGACCCAGAGTGAACAACCGAACCACTGGCCAAAATCCCCGCGCCAGAAACAACAATGTCACCGTTAAGACGGACAACTCCTGCATCGTCAATTACCTCAAGCCTGTTTATCTCGCCATCGCCATCAAATACAACACTGTTTGCCGCAGTAGGGACGCCAGACAAAACCATGTCAGCGATCACCACATTGCTCGACCCAGGGTCCACATCGAGAAGAACACCGGACATTGCGCCGTTGCTGCTGCTAATGAATACGCCAGAGGCAAGAAAATCTGACCCATTTGTGGTCGAAGAGCCGACAAACGCCAAAGTTGACGTAGCTGCAGTTATCAACTTTGTATCCTTAAGAGAAACCCCTGGGGACCTGATATTTAGCGCAGTATCCCCGTCCCATTCAGGGGCAGAGACATTACAGCGAGCGAAACTTGCACCAATGGAATTTTCTCCAGTTGACACCAAGGCTGCTGTATAGCTAACACCATCTTCCTTGTGTCTCAGATCTAAATCAATAAATGGGTTTTCCGAGCCAAGTTTTATCTCGCATGCTGTTTCGGTGATTTCTCCGGTAACGCGCATCAGCCCGCCCCTCGCTGCGTTACCAAAGCAGCCCGTCCTGCCACGTACATCAACATCAACGAAAGGCTCTATCACCGCTCCGTAAAATACTGGGACACCACCCGTGGCGGAAACGCGCCCAACAATCTCCGCGCGCTCTACAACTTCAACATTACCGACACCGCCGTATGTCGTGCGATCATAACCCAAGCCTCTTGACGCTGGGGTGATGACATAATCACCAGCGACACTGACAGGCGCATCTAGTGTTAAAACGCTACCACTAACACCTAGTACCCGCCTCAAATATGTCGCGCTAGGAACTGGCGTTGATGGGGACGACGCTGTGTCGTCGTTCACATTCAGAACAACCCTGTCGCCTACAGCTGGCGTCCAAGTCGCTGGGTTTGAAAAGTCGGACGCCGTATTATTCCACCTGCCACCCAGCGTGACCTGATAGTCTCCGTCTACCAGAGACCCTGCGTCATAAGCGGCCTCTTCCACCCCTACAAATCGGGCAATGTCTGTTCTGTTAAGCTGACCCAGATAAACACCGGCATTGCCGACGCCAGTATATGAAAGCTCCCCCTCAATCTCCACCTTTGAAAAAGATGGGACAATCATTGGGTAGCTTGAAATAGCAGTGCTACCACCATCTAGCAGCGCCAATCCCCCGCCTTGTTCCCGAAGTATGGCCTCAACGATCTTAATCACATCGGCATTGTCGGTCACGCCATCAGCGACATAACCAAGTGCGGAGGCCCGAATGGTGCCGAAAACAATGTAGTACCACTTCACCCCACCGGACCCACTGTAATCAAGATGCGCATCCGTTGCGGCATCCGCAGCCCTCTGATACGTTGCCCCAACAGACATAACGCGCGCATATTCACCCACGTCCAGATCTGAAGCTGTTACACTAGCAAGCTCTGAAAACTCATCGCGCGTAACTCGCACGTTTGCAATCAACTCAGCCGCAGGCGTAGCCGCTGCAACAGCAATGTCAGCAGCCGCCTCGGCCTCCGCTACCGCCGCAGACAGGGCTGCAAGCAATTCGGCATTAGTTGGCAAGCTGGGGTCATAGATAGGCAGTAGGTCTTGCAGCGCCACAGGCCCCAAAGCTGGAACCTGGATAAGCCCTACGCGATACTTTACGGAGACAGACGCGCCGCCCTGTGGCGTTTCTGCGGCAAACAAATCAACTGTGTATGAAATGTCATCGGACGGGGCTAATTCAATGCTAAAGGCCCCCGTCGTTTCATCGGGCTGCACCTCAACTGGGCCACGGGCAATAACCGTATCTGCCGCATCGTCACCCCCTGTTGCATTAGGAGAGAACCGCAAATACGCTCTTTGATAAGCTGCGCCAGTCGCATCTACAATTGGCCCTGTAACTGTTGTCTTGGTGATTGCCATGATAGGTCCCGTTTAAATTGCTATGCGACCGTGCCAGCATTTGCCAGCGCTAGGACGCCCATTGTAGTTGTCGTTGTTCCTGCCGCAGATATGCGAATGTGAGATACCCCTCCGCCGGGAACCCCTGCTGTTAAATCATAGCTGCCTGCGCCTGATGTCCCAAACCATACGGATTTTACCGCCCCTGTTGCAAAGTCACAAAACACGGTTGCTGCCCCGTCCGAAGACCCGGCTACAGTTGCGATATTAGCAGATGCGGCATAGGTTGCGCCATCGTCGCTCAGTTCAATTGTCATTGTGGTGCTTCCACCGGCGGAATTGCTGTATTTCACCTCAAAGAAAACCCCGCCATAATCGCTAAAGTCAGATAAAACTACTGTTCCGATAGCCCCGCCCAGAAACGGCGTGTGGCCCCAAGCTTTTGGCGATACGCGCGGGGCGTCGTCATCACCATTGGCAATTGCGATGGGGTTCTCTACCATCAGTAGCGCCTTGGCTGATGTCAGAGGCTCCCCCGGCAGATAGTCGTTAAGGTCTGGTGTGGTGTATGCCATTATGCAATTCTCGCCTGGAATGCCACAATATCAGAGCCTGGGTTGCTACGGCCCGCGCCGGGTGCATGTTGCCACATCGCATTTTGAGCCATCTTGTCGAATCCTGGGTACAGGGCTGGCCCGATATATGGCCGACGCTCTCGGAACAAGCATCGCACTTCTGATTGCGCCGGGACGGGGCAATCACCGCCATTCCACTCTGAAAGCGGGCCAAAGACATATGTGGGCAATCCAGAAACCCAATCTGGGCGCGCGGCAATACTCTTTCCGTTAAGCCGGTTTCCACGCTGGCCCTCTTCATATTGGTGACCATTAGCCGGGTTGAACCAAACATTTGTTTTATGTGTCATTGCAGCAAATACCCATCCGTTCCATCGGGCATAAGCCCTGTGTTCTCAGCAATCCAGCACCCAGACAAACGCTCCTCTGCCGTAGCGTCTGCGTATACCGGAGCATCATTTGCCATGATAATAGCAAACTTGCCAACGAATTGGTAGGACTGCAAAACACAACGGACTTTTTCGCCAGGAACAGTCTCTTCAGCCTCAATAACCTGCCAGCGCGTTTGCAGCCTGTTGCCCTCGGTGTCGATTTGATTGCGCGTCTCTAGGTCGATTACGTCACCAATAGCAACACCCCTGTCCTTGGCGTCAACGCTAACCGTGATGTACTGCGGGGGTAGCCTGTAGCGCAAAAGCTGAGAGGCCCCCACAAGGAGTGCATTACCAAACGTTTGAAGCCACCTGGAATATATGGTGTTCTCTAAGATCTCCCCGCCAGAAGATTCCGCAAGCTCTACTTCTCCATCAATGCGAATTCTGCGGTTTTCATAGTTCTGGGTTTCGTCAAGCGACTCAAAAGGATCACGAGGACGGAAGAAAATAGAAACTCGCGTCATCCGGTCATCGGGCTTGACCGCGCGCGAATATGACCCACTTAGAATGTTGCTACTGTCGCTCCAAACCTCTGGCGTCTCACTTGGTGGTCTAACGGCAAGCAATGGAATGCGCTGCAACCGCTCATCCCACCAAATAGAGAATAGGCCGTCACGGCAGAGCTCCCCAAGCAGTTCGTCAACCGCCTCTGGCTCTGGGATAGTGGCTGTGGCCCTGATGGTGGATAGGTAGCTTTGACCTTCATTATCCCACTGCCCAGACGTGTTCACATAAGCGCTGTCAACCTCGGTATGGTTGTCTAGCAGGTCTTCAGCAATATGGTACAAACGCATATTTTCATAGCGCCCAACGCGCTGCACTGCATCATCTGCGGAATGGTCACTTGCGGCGCTTCCAAGCTGCGCGCGGCGAACTTCTGACAGCGTGAAATCTGGCTCCGTTCCGGTGTATCCGATGTAGCGAATAATCTCATCACCAATGGCGATGTACTTTGTTGACCCAGTGTTGCCGTAATCGGCTGTCAATTCTTCCTCTAGGCAAGTTACGGGAACATCCTGCGTGGAATTATCAATGTCAGCAGCTAGGTCAATCTGCGATGTTTTGGGGAACTTGGCTTTTTTGCCGCGCGCCTTGTCCAGGGGGTCACGACCCTTGATAGTAACCTTTCCGCTTGCGTCCGGCCCACTTACATTCTCCAAGTCATAAAGGCGAACCTGCATATCTGCCAGCGCCTGCCCCTTATACCCCTCATAAACGCGAATCTTGATGTTGGGATATAGAGGATTTCGAACCGCCCATAGCGACCAGAACCCGGCCAATTGAGCGGGCGGCGTCCGGTCTGCTGTGTAAAAATCGCCCACGTGGTCATCCCAAGGCGCGTCTTGCATGGAAATGGTTACAGATGCGCGGGTACCAAGAGGGCTTTCGCCGGATCTGCTGGCCCCCACGTTAATCCGGCTGGAAGTGGTGGAGACACTGCGCAACATCGGGTAGCAATTGGTTGTGATGTTGTCAGCGTCCGCCTCTTCATAGGTCAGGCGCAATTGGTCCTGCGGCCTGCAAAACAGCCACTTAATAGACCCGGTGCCATCATAGTTCCCAGTATCGCCGCATGTCCAATAGGTTTGGTAGCATTTGGGGGTTCCTGTCGCTGTGCAGGGCGACGTGCCAAACCTGTTTACGCAGCGCGGCTGTTCAATCTCAACAATCTGGACGGTCTCGCGTCCGTATGTGTCTGCGCTGCTCATAGGTTCTGCCTATACCCCATCAGATCAAGCGTAACACTGCCGGAGAGGCGCTTATTTGGGGTGTCACGGCTCATTGTCACCACGTTATTTGACCAAGCATAGGCGGCCTCTTCAGGGTAATCACCGGGACGGGTGGCAATGAAAAACGCAGCCCCCTCTCCATTGGCATACGTCTTGAACGCCTTAAATGTCCCTTTGCGCCAATCCTCAGACAGGTTGTTAATTGCCACCTGAAATTGCAACCCGTCGCTTACGCGGGTTCGGCCTATCAAAACCCCTGTATCGCTGCTGTTGTTCGCAAAGCTGATGTTGTCGCTCTCAGTGATTGGCGTTCCGGTCCAGACGCTCTTTCTGGGCCACTCATCGGCAAAACCGGACGCAATAACGCCAATGGTCGGCACTGCGTCCGCTGATACAACAGTCAACCGGATCTGGCTTACCTCCAGCTCATCAAAAAGAAACAGGATTGCACTGTTATCATCTGGCTCATGGTTCCCGCCGAAATTAAGCTCAGTCCAAGACCCAGCTCCAAGCTTGTACTCCACCTTGATAGCCGCGTTTTGCGTCCCAAGGTCATGTGCAGCAATGCCAAAATAACTCACGGTTTCGTTAGCGTCTAAAGTCAAGGTCCACGTTGCGGGCAGCGCAGTAGGTTGCCAGAAGTTATCAAGGCGGGTGCTGTTTGCAAAAGATGCAGAGAATCCGCTAGCCTCAGTTGTAGCCGTAGCAGTCCCAACCGCGCGCTTGTGGCATGTGCGGGGGTGATCGGTGTTGTATGTGTTACCGACAAACCCGGCCTCCAGTACGCAACTCATCGTGCAAGTATCCCGTCAATCTGTCCACCATCTCGCAAAGCTTCATTGATGCTCTCGATTAAAGCTATTCCGCCTTGTTTGGTGAAAGTGTCGCCCTGGAAGTCAATTACAATATTCTGCCCAGGCTGTACGGGGTCCGCCGCAAGTGCGCCGGTCGCCGCCGCCGAGCCGCCACCTGATCCGCCGCTGCTCACGCCCTTAATGGCAGAAACAAAACCAAGCCCTGTCCCTAGCACTTGTGCAGCGGCTGCGATGTTGAACGGATATGGAAGCTTGAGAGCCTCAGCAGCACCTTGGAATGCGCCAATCAGAGCCTGCGCCGCCCCAAACACTCTAGCAATCTTTAAGGCCTTGTCATTGAAAGAACCAAGCGCAGTTAAGACATCAGACCCGGCTCCCAGCGCAACTGCCAAGTCAGCCGCCGCCCCTGTCTTCTTAATGCCTAGCAGTCTATCCTGATACTCTTGCTCAAGTCTCAATTTTGCTTCGTTGAAGCCGCCCAGCGCCGCCAACTCTTCTTCATTTGCAAGCGCCAGAAGCTCTAGGCCTTCAGTCCTGAACTGCTCCACAAGCTCACGTTCGGTTTGCAGAGAATTTACAAGGGCCTCAATTCTTCCTCTATCAGCGCCGCCGCCACCGGTGCCACCGCCACCGCCGCCGCCACCGGTGCCAAAGTCAATGAATTCACCACCGAAACCAGTCAGTAGCGAAATGGCAGCATCGTCCAAGCCAAATTGGCGCGGGTCACCGCCCCTGCCGCCACCTCGTCTGGTTGCGCTATCAATGATTTCAGCCCTAGCCCTAGCCGCCTCAAACAGATTTGTCGCAAGGTCAGCAGCAGCGCCAGCAGCCTGACGAATTGGACCCTCTAGACCATCAACAATAGCCATAACACCAGCAGCAGCGGCTTGGACCTCTCCAAACCTCTGGGCAAGGGTGACGGTAGCCGCCTCTGCACGTCTGGTAGTGTCTAACTGCCCTTCTACCAGTGAAAGAGCCTGAGCAATTTGGCGAATTAGGTCATTCTCAGCCTGAGTAATTCCACCTGTCTCGTTGGCTAGTACTGTAGCCTGCTGCACAAGGGACCGCAAAAGCTCAGACTGTCTCTCAAGGTTTCCATCTGTCTGCTCAAGTTCTAGCTGAGTTCTGGCGAATTCCTCAGTAAGCTCGCGCGCCCTGTCTCTCGCCTCAATCGTCTGCCTTGTAAACGCTAGGGCAATGTTAACATCAAACAGGGCCGCAAGACCGGTCACATCCCCTGCTGTAGCTGATGCACCTTGGCCAGTTGCCCGCTGGAACAAGGCAACAGCCTCAACGGCCTCTTGTATTCTTGCGGTTACATCACGCCCGGCGACATCACTAAGGGCATTAGAAAAAGCACGAACGCCAGGGGTAATCTCGATAAACCGCTCGCCAAGCTCGTTTGTACTAATATCCGCAAGACGCACCGCCTCAGTGTACGTCCTAAGAGCGTCCTCTGCTTCAGAAACGATGTCAGCATAATCTCTGGTTTCATCTGAGGCATCAGAGAAAACAGAGATTAGAGTGGGAAGCGCAACGCCAGCAAGCGCGCCAACAATAGTGCCAACTGTGCCAAACGCTAAGCCAATATCAGCGGCCTGAATTGCAAAAGCCTGTGCAACCTGACCTGTCGCAACAGACTGCTGCGCAACTTGAGAAAGCTGCTGCGTGAGCTGCCTAGCCCGGTTGCTCGATAGGGCTGCTGAAACGCCCAAGCGGTCAAAAGATCCAGTTGCAGAAGACGCCGACCTACTAGCGCGCCTGCCAGATTGGGGTATCGAGTCCAACTCTCTCTTGAAGTCTTGAATATTGTCGGTGGCTTGAGCCGTGTCTGCATCGACCTCAACTCTAATTACTGGGAGAACCATGCTTCTGCCACCATTCATCTGTTGTCAGTTCGGCATCGTCAATCATATTGTCAACGTCGCCGTTTGTTAGCTTGCCAGCGTAGGTGTCAGGGCTGGCCTTGTCGTTGTAGAACTCAAACTCAACGTACCATTCACGCATCGTCATTGCCCAGAACTCGCTAGGCTGAATTCCCCATTGACGCGCGGATAGATACATCACGTCAAAGTTTATCTTTTCTTCGCCGTAATTGCCCTCAGAAGGAACTATTCTGCTTCTGGGGCGTCTGGCTTTTTTCCTTCAGCAGGCATAGGGCTAATCATCACAAAGATAGAGTTCCACAGGGCCAAAACCTCAGTTGGAGAGCCTGACATTGCCTCGCTATAGATCTCCTCATCAGTAACGGAAATACCTGCGCTACGCATCACAAGCCCCATAACCTCTGACATCAAGGCAATTTGCGGGCTTCCTTTGGCTGCCATGTTGGCAATCCCTACAAGGCTCTTGCCGCTTTGCTCAATCTTGCTGAGAAGAGACATGGAGGGGGTGACGTCATATGCCTCCCCCTTCCATTCAATTTGGCTAGTGCGAAAAACGCTCATAAGTAATCCTTAAATTTCAACGAAGGTGACGGTTCCAGATGACATCAGGTTTGCGGTGAAGGTGATAGCCTCAGCTCCTTCTGCGCCACTGGACTCAAAGTTACCCATAAACCAATCCCCAGTCATTGTGCCAAGGCCAGCGATGAGCAAGCGAGCGGAAACAAGGGTGGTTTGAGTTGGGTCAACGGCAATAGCAAGAATTGTAGTGTCCTTTAGGACGCCCTCAACACTCGTATCAACAGAGAAAGTTCCAGTCTCAGCAAGCAAGCGACGAACCCCGTCATCTTCCTTGGTCGTGACATCAATAGATTCACGGTTGATTGTGAAGCTGTTGGTCTGGGCTTCACCCACATCAACAAAACCGCTACCGAAGTCAATTTCAAGCCGCAACCGACGGCCAGCAAATCCAGACATATTTAAGCCCTCTTTTGTGCGCTTTCCAGTGTTATATCATTACATAGACCGCAGCGCAACATATCGCGATCTTAGTGATCTGTGACCATGGTTCTCACTATCAGCTCGAACCGCGCTCTTTTGTTTTGCAGGAACGTTGGGCCTGTTACGGTGCCAACGGGCCACATGTTAAACACCTCGCCAAACGAGTTGTCTGTTTCAAAGTTGGCTCTGAGGTATTGCAGAATTTGCAGCATACGCTCATCACCGGCCTTAACCTGGGATGGTGAGCAAAGCATCTGAATGCTGATATCCGGAGACTGGATGACATGTGCTCCAAGGCCCTCTGTGCCAGTCATTCGAAATACAATCACCTGACCGTCGCCATTTAGATCCTGGTCGCTCCACTGGTAGTACTTCACCTGATACCCATCAAGCAAGCCGCCTGCGTCTAGGTGAGTCCTCATGCGCTGTAGTAGTGAAATACTCATGGCTGGAACCTCGCAATTAGAGCTGACAAGTCATCAGCGATGAAATCCCTAACGCCAAACTCAAGGAACCTGTTGGACGCGCCAGCCTTTTGCCAGTTCTTCTGCGGGCCATCATGCACAAACTCAGCGTAAGAAGCGCCATAGCCAATTTCACCGCGCGGCCCTCTTGGTGTCATCTCAGTTGACCTGAATTCAGAATTGATCAAGAAGCTTGTATCTACCGGTACATATGGCATGGTGTTGGCAGATATGCCCTGAAGAATAAGCGTCAAGAGCAATTCGCTCTCAATGTTGATATCTCTCAACGCGTCATCAAGCCCGTCCTGCGCCGCCTTTATGCCTGTGACAGTAACAGTCATTAGGTCGCCGCCATGTAATCAGTGAGCGAACCAGCCTCAAACTGTGAAATGTCATAGGCGGTAACAACTCGGATTAGCTCTGTGCCATCAGGTGGGTTTCCAGTGAACTCTCCGTTTGCGATATACCACTGCCTAGATGGCGAGCGGTCACTTTCAAACCAGAACCGACCAGCAGGCACAAACTCAATTCCGTCATCATCGCGCATAGCAGGACCGCCCCTTACCCATGTGCCGCGCACAGAATAAGGTTCCCCCACCAAGGGCTGTGAAAACTCATCTAGAGTCACGGGCCATATGGTGAGGGTTGATGTTAGTGACCATGAGGAAAAGCTGCCCATCAGTAGGTCGAAGTCCTTTGCGGTCTGCGCCCTGAGCTGCGAAGCTGGATAAACCCGTTATTGGACGCGAGTCCGTATACACAGCCGAATTGATCTAACTGGCGCAGAGTGTCGAGATAGCCAGTGTGACCGCTCTCATACTCAGCATATGACCTGGACGCCCCAGAAACGGCTCTTTCGCTTGTTACAGCGCCACCGTCCCTCTGGTTGGTTGCCACATGCCTGACGTACAGAATCTTGAGCTGCTGCCCAATCTCATCTGGTACGCTGTTCATCGTCAGGCATGGGTCTGCTTGATCCGCGAAGACAATATAGTTAGCAAGATCCGCATCGCTCGCGGCGCTTGTGAATCCATCCTTAACTTCTGTCACCGTGATCGTGTATGGCATTATGCGCTCCGTGCTGCAATGTAGATATCAACCGAAGCCGACGCGCCAGCCGCGTTTGCAATGCGGATAGTGTCAGCCGTGCCGTTCGTCACTGCACCAATACCATTTGCGCCGCCATTAGCCAAGTTAACCATGCCGCCGGGGGCGATGGTAAGGGCAGGCAGGCCAACAAAATCAGATCCAGATCCGCCAGTTGTCAGGTTGGTTGTATTTGCAGCCGCCGAAACAATGACAACCTGCACCACCTCAGCAGCGCCCAGAGCGTTTCCGAATGCGTCCTCGACAGAGGTCAGGTCAATGTCCAGATTGGTGCTGGCAGCAATGGTGGCCGTATCTGCATATTGCAGGTCAGCTTGATTTGCGCCTGTCCCATCTGCAAGGATTAGCTGATAAGTGGTGTCAACTGGCTGGCTCGCTGTGCCAATACCGTCTGTATCAGTGAACCGCGAGTTAAGGCGGATTGTGTTGCTTGCTGAGAATGCCATTAGTTTTCCTCCGGCGAGATGTACTCAATGATAACGCGGCTGCTGCCATATGTTGCCACACAACAACGGTTCATGCTATAATAAAAAGGCCCCGCGCTGCGCCAACAGCCGGGGTTGTGACCAGAACCGACGCAGGAGGCTCCGATGGCCAAGCCATTACCATCAATCGAAACACTTCGCAAGCTTTTGAGCTATGATCCAGTGACGTGGCAACTGTACTGGAGGCCAAGAACCCCAGATATGTTTGAAGCAAGCGCGTCTAGAAGCGCTGAGCATATATGCTCTCTGTGGAACTCTTTATATGCTGGGAAAGAGTGCTTTAATTACGCAGACAGAAACGGCAGGACAAAAGGCACAATACTATCTGAAGAGTTCGTAAAAAGCAGAATTGTTTGGAAGTTGCACACGGGCAAAGACCCGGTTGGGGTGATTGATCACATCAATGGAGAGACATCTGACAATAGGGTTGAAAATCTCAGGGATGTTGATTCATCTGGAAACTCAAAGAATGCAAAGCTCAGGACGGATAGCACATCAGGGGTTCCAGGTGTTTCGTTCTATAAGCGCAGCAAAAAATGGTGGGCCTACATAAATTCAAACGGCAAGCGTGTTAGCTTAGGCCATTACATTAACAAGAAAGACGCCATAGAAGCGAGGAAAGCCGCAGAGAAAATGCACGGCTTTCATCCAAATCATGGCAGGACTCAATGACGCTAAACCCGCCACCGCCTGTTCCGCCGCTTGATGGATATGGCATGTTT